GGGGTAAGGCACAGGCTGGTAGCCCATATATGCTGTCACCACATCAGCCACAGGAATAACAAGAAAATGAACAAAGAGAGCAAGTCCACAAGTCCAACCAACAAACGGCCTCCAACCAGCTACAAATATATTCTTACTCTTAGCTTCCTCTGCATTGATAGCTAGCTGCCCTTTGGCTAACTCTTGAGCATGACGCTCTGCCATTGTAGCAATCTCATGGGCTAGCTTATTCTTCTGGTCTTTATCCTCTACAAACTTGCCAATCAAATCTGTGGCTGGGCCAATCAATGCCTGAATCATTCTACAAACTCCAGTATGTTACCGTCCTGCACTTTAACCTTTAATTCTTTGCATGACCACTTCTGGTCAAAGTTATTGGTGTGACCTACGTTACGTTTAATCTTTCTGCGTACAGACAAGCACTCAGACAAAGATTGATAAGGCGTGTACTCTACTTTCTCGCCACCCATAACCAACAATAATACAAAAGTTAGTTCAATCACCGTTTCGTATCTTCTCTAAGTTTTCTTCTAAGTTAGTTATACGCTTTTCATAAAACTCTAACGTTAGTTTCTGCTGTTGGTCGTATGGCGCTTTGCCACCTTCTATCTCATTTTGTAACTTCTCTAGCTCAGTAGCTAAATGTTCTATTAGCATGAACTGTTCTGAGTCTGCCGGAAGACTTCCCATCTCGCCTCTAGGCCACTTGATGCGAAACTCTGTGTTTTGCTCCAAGTCAGCCTTCATCATAGTCTGATTGGTTTCTAATGTATTAAGTCTTTCTATCAAACCAAAGTACGCCCACGTTGCCAGACTAGCCGCCGCAACCATGCTTATGATGTTGCGTAGCGGTAGTGCTACCTCAGTGTTTTCACTTAGCTTAGCTGCCATCTACTTCTCGGAGTTAAGCCACACAGCTAGGCTACCTGTCATTGCGCCAGTGACTACGCTTATCAACGCACTCTGCTGTGTAGATAAATCTGGCTGAGATAATGCCCATTCAATACAGCGTATGTAAACGCCTGTCATGCAAAGCATCATAAATCGTGGCAATATCTTAAGCTCTAACAGCTTTCTTGCTACATCTTCTGCACTCATTATCTACCCCTTAAAGACATCACCCACCAAGCAAGAGCCACAAGAGCAACCGGAACTACTATCATTGCCGCGACAAGAATTATAACTTCAGTTATTTTCTTTATGCGTTTTCTTCGCTCTGCTTCCTCAAGCAACCGTTGCTTCCGAACCTTCCCCTCAAGCTGCACAAACTCACTCCAAGCATTTGGGTTGATAGACAGCAGATATAATCGCAGCTCTTCTCGTTGTTGGCGCACTTTCCGCACCGCTGCCCATGTTTGCAAAGCTTCTTCAGCAACAGATTGTCCTTTCTTTCTTTTTATCTTTGTGTGTTTTGATTCGATATCATGGCAAGCCCCCATCCAGCGCGAGACATCTTGGTACATAGCTTCAATATCTTTGCCAAACGCTATGCCCTTCTTGACTGCCGCAAATGCACTAGCTGCCAGCGCAATAGTGGCAGGGTCAATCATAGCTACCTACCCTTATAAAGGTTCCAAATCTTCCAGCTAACATACACTATAGACAGCACCCCAAACACAAATGCTACCCACTGGTTTACGGTTGGCAACCATAATGGTGCAGAGATACCGCCTGTCGCTATGAGCAAATCATCTGGCTTCATGTCTAGTACCTTATCCTTGAATTTCTGTAACACATATCATAGAAATACCACGTTCTTGGTCTTTAATATCTGAATCTGTTTCATTTCTATTTAAATTCCAATTTACAGTAGAGTTTTCTGACTGCTTAACACCTACCTTATAAGTAATTTGTGAAGTTGTGTTTGGTGTATCAAAGTACATATAATTAGCGGTTTCTGGGGTTGAACTAGCGTCACCTGCTTGATATGACAAAGAAGAACCCATCAAGATACCTACGTTACGTGTACCAGCGGCAGGGGCAGATAACTTTGTAGAATCTCTGTAGAAAAACCAAGTTGAATTAAATACCGAACTATAATCTCCCCATTCGCCATTCACCATAGCTTCAATCTTGATGATGCTATTAGTAGACACGGGCGTAATGTTTACAGCTAACACACTTATTTCTGTGTCAGTGTCTGAGGCACAGGCAATCTGTGACGTTGCACTAATCTGTGTGTACTTCACTTGCAATATACCGCCTGAGATACCACTACCAAACTTTGCTAAATCTGCTGCGTTACTCATGCTAGGTCTCCTAAAAGCGACACATTAATAGTATCAAAATCATTTTCAACCGAATTTGACAAACCGTAGCTGTGCAATCTAATTGCGGTAGTTGTTTGCGAACTGCTATCGCCCCCAATATTACCATTTTTAGCTGTTCCAGCTTCAAAATCTACTGTCAACAGCCAGCAGTAATTTGCATTGCCCATAGCATTAGTAAATGTGTGAGTATAATCACCAGTTCCGTTATCGGTGTAAGAGGTTATGGAAAAACTATCTCTAGCCGCAATAGTGCCAGTACCATTCAGATTAGACCATACCTTCGCACTTCCCTCTGCCACATACGTCATGCCAACAGAGTTGTTGCCACTGCTATCCTTCAGGGTGTCTACTCTCAGTTCGCTTGCCATTATGCTAGGTCTCCTACTGTACTTGTAGCCATAGCAACATCAATATAACCACTAAAATATGCACCTGTCCTGAAAACTGTTGTTGTTTTAGGTGTGGCTGTTGCACGCAAAAAAACATGAGCTGCTTGTTCAATTTGATTTGACATATTTACGCTGTAAGTTGCGTTGTTCATAGCGTTTGTCATTGTTATAGTTTGGTCGCCAGCGCCGTTGTCTGTTAGTGAAGAGACGTTTAAGCTGTCATTAAGTGTTGTGCCAGCAGTATTTGTATCTGCCCATTGTTTTGCCAACCCCTGCTGAAGTGATTGTGTCGCAGAGCCACCCTCGCTGGTAATCGTAATGTCACCAGCCGATACAATGCCACGAAGCTCATCTACCTTTAGGATACTAGCCATTATGCAAGGTCTCCGTGTGCTGTCATCATAAGTCTGTTGGTATCATTATACGAACCTGCATCGTTCCTAGACCGTATGCCTAACTTTGAAGTGGTAAAATTGTCAGGAAAAAAAGATGTGTTGCCTTGAGAATAACTAGAGGTAGTTTGATTACTTATATTTACTAAAGAATCAAATGCGTTAGTTAGGTTCATGTCGTATCTGCCTGTATTAACATCGGTGGCAGAACTCACATTAAGGCTTCCACCAAGAGAATCACCAGAAACACCGTCAATCGCACTACTTGTACCGTTATATCTAGCCCAGACCTTTGCCGCACTCTGCTTAGTCAGCGTAACAGGGCCAGTGCCGTTCTTTGCCGCAATCTCATCTACATTCAGTACACTGGTCATACGATACTCCAATAACCGTTAACAGTCACGGTTGCGTTCTGTGTGATTGGCCCTGCACTAACGCCATTCTCATCGCTATCAATAGTAATGTTAGCACTAATGGTCTGACCGTTTAGCCTGATGATGCTGTTGTTGCCTTTGAATGGGTAGCGGGTATCGCTCTCAGTCTTTGTGTAAGTCTCAGCCACACCGAAGGTATCATAGACCACCATCTCGATAACATCGTTGACGGTAGCCCCTGTGGTCAGCACTACGCTAGTGCCTGTCGTGGCGGCATAGTCAGTCCCTGGCTTTAGCAATACACCATTCTGATACACATCCATGTACAGGCTGTCTGAGTAGGTCAGTGTCTTTGCGTCTGCATCAGAGCCTGTGAAGCTAGTCTGGCTGGCAGTAGCTTGGTAGATATAGCGATTGCGTACTGCAAAGTTAGATGATTTACCTATATATGCCATTACGCAAGGTCTCCTGTTAGGATGCCAGACACATCATCTGGTTCAGCATTAGATGTTACCCTTGGGTAATACGAGCGATAATAGCACTCTGTAGTTGTTTCAAAACCACCAAAGATAGACATTACAGCTTCAAGTTCATCACTCGTTAAAACACAAGTCCATTTGTTATTAGCCATTGTGTTTGTTAATGTAACTTGAGAATAGCCTGTAGAATCTGTAAATGAACTAACATTATAGCTATCATCAATAACACCGTTGTTGCTGTCTAAATGCCACCATGCTTTGTTCAACCCACTAAGCACGTTAATGCTAGCAGAACCTTTGGTAATAGCAGTGCTTGTAGTTACATCACCAGCACCAGACACAGTGCCAGTAAATGCAAATGTATCCGCAAGATTAATGCCGTCTGCTTGTGTTTTGGTCAGTGCCATCTATCTACTCCAAAAAGGGATGACCCCTACGCTTATGCGTAAGGGCTATCACCTAGTACACTTGTATCCCAAGCTGCCTTAAGACCCGCAATGTCTGTTGCCGCATCAATGGATGAGTCAGCAGGGGCATCACGAAGGGCATCCTTTGCAGCAGCAATAGCAGTTGTGCTAGTGCCAGCTTCCAGTGCCTTCATCAGTTCCACGTCCTTTGCTTCAAGCAATGGCCCACGTACTTCACGGATTTTGTCCTTAAAGATTACTTTTGCAGCGTCCATATCTTCTGTGATGACACTGCCACTTAATGACCATGCACCACGGAAGTGACGGTCAGAAGGAACGGTAGCTGTAGAAGCATCAATCTGATTCCCGTCCTTGTCTACGATGTATGTTGTTGCCATTAGGTATCTCCCTCTTAGGCTGCTAAATCAGTGACGGTTAGTTCTTCAGTTATCTTCCAAGCATTGCGCCACTCCCTAGTGCTTGGTAACTGTTCCTTGCGGCAAATAACCATCTTGGGTTTGTTGCCACTATCCCAGTTCTGCCACACTGATTGTGGGCAGTCTTTCATAATCAGGTACTCAATAGCTTCTTCTTCTGTCATGGCATCCACTGGCTGTGTCTCATGAAGAAGGTAGCCACGGGTATGTTTCTTGAAATCTTCCTGCGCTTCGTCTTTGGCTAACTCATGGTAAACCCACACAGGCGGTAAGATACCACCCTGCATTGCACAAGCCATCCAGTTAGGGTCAGGCACAAGTATCTTGGCGCACTCATCAATGCTGTCCTCATAAACAACACGGTAGTCTGACTGATAGCCTTCTAAGTTTTCTTTTGCCCAGCACAGTCTATCCCAGAGATGTGTGCCTTGAAATTCAGGTGTGTTCATTTATGCGAGGTCTCCTGTGGCTTGGCTATATGTCCTAAACATATCGCTAGCACTAAATCCACTGTTCCAATGGTTGTGTATATAACTACCAGAAGCAGTAGTTTCAAAGCCTGTTATGCTAGGGCTGTTATTGTTTTCAAGCCTTTCTGAGCTATCTGTTAAAGAATATTCCCCATCACTCATATTGTTTGTAAATGACATCGTATAATCTCCAGTGCCATTATCAACAACACCAGACATATTTAAACTGTCCATAATGGCATTTGTACTTGTACCTTTGTAAGTTATCCAAGCCTTCGCACTACCATTCACAACATAGCTGGTGGATATATCAGCACCAGCACCTGTCTCAAGCGTATCTGCTATAATCTTGCCAGCCATTATGCGAGGTCTCCAAATCCTTGTGTGTCACAGTGTTTTGAGTCTCTATACGCACTAGTCGCATAACTCAAAATTTCATAAACTCCAGAAGTGGTTGTGATGATAAGATTTGTACCTAGACCTAAAGATAAATCGCTTGAGAAAGTATCACTGTTTACTCCACAGGCATAACCAGCTAGTGAGTAGGTAACATTAGAATAATTGTTAGTCACGTTAATACCAAATTTACCTGTAGCTGAGTCCGTTATACTAGAAACATTAAAAGAATCCTGTGAAGTAGGAGTACCAGAAGATGCGTCAAAATTTATAAAGTGCTTCGCTACGCCCTGCTGTAACTGCATAGTCGCAGAACCGCCCTCAGAGGTGATGGTCACATTGCCAGCAGAAGTCTTGCCAGTGAGGTTGTCTGTAATCACCGTACTCATGCTAGGTCTCCTATTGACGTAACCCAAACCTTACACAAATCAAACATACCACCATCAGAACTAGAGGTTGAACCATAAGCTGTAGCATATTGAATTGTTGTCGTGGCAAGAGGGTCTATCGTGCCGTTTGAGTTTGTGCCAATAACTACCGTTCCCATTGCTCTTGCAGAGCCGCTTTCAATAGTACCACCGTCATCGTTACTGTTATATAAAGTTGTAAAAATACACCTATCATGCTGAGATGAATAAGCTGACGTTACAGTTAATGTATAAACGCCTGTCTCTTCGTCTAAAACACTGCTGACATTAAGCGAACCCTCAATATCATTATTAACGCCATCCCAAGAAATCCACTGTTTCGTGGCCTCTTGCTTCGTCAGCGTGACAGGACTTGTGCCGTCTGATGCTACGATTGTATCTGCTTTTAATGTACTCATAGCGTCACCAATGTACCACCGCTTTCAACGGTCAGGGTAACTCCTGTGTTGATAGTCAGTGGCCCTGTTACGTTAGCGTTCTCTGTTGCGAGGATGGTTGTGTTGGAACTGAGTGTTTGTGCATTGGTACGGAAGATACCACTTGCCTTGAACGTACCCTTGTTTTCTGCTGCAGGTGTTACAGACGCTGCAGATACACCCATGTAGATTACGAAGATGTTACCTGTTCCGCTTGACGGTGCTGCAGTAAAGGTGAGTGTTGTACCGTCTGGCACAGTGAACGCATCAACACTTTCCTGTACGACACCATCTACAGATACGATGATATCTTCCTGAGTTACTGTGTGGTTCAGGGTAAACGTAGTTGTAGACCCGTCACCATTAAACTCTTGGGTGGCAGGTCTAGCCTGAAAACTTGCAGTGATGGGATTACCGATTAAAGGCATGGGCTATTCCTTATGAACTGATGGTGTCAACTACAGAGACCCAAACATCTGCGCTGCTTGCGGTATCGGACTGTACTTTTAGTACGTCACTTGCTTGCATCACAACCTTTGCTCCGCCATCAAGAACCTGCAAAGCTGACCCTGCAGGTATAGGTGCGTCTTTAACAATGTAGTAGTCGTTAGACCCATCGTTAATAAACACATCCATGTTGATTTGGGAAGTTGTAACATTAGCAATATTGATACCGATAAGAGCATCATCGGAATTGGCTGTACGCATAGTTACTGCGGCTGTGCCTACATTCCTTGCAATGTTTCTTTCAAAATCCTGTGCCATGATTTCTCCTAATTAATTAAGTATAATTATATCATACTTATATACGTTTGTCAACTGCTAAAGCGCAATTGCCATCGCCACTGCAAAACCTGCTGAAGCACCAGTAGATGCTATGTTAGTTAGCTGTGACCCATCTACTGCTGGTAGTCTAGCTGACCCGTCAAGTACAACTACGTTACCTGCTGATGTACCTGTGTTTGCAACTGCTGCCGTACCTAAACCAAGTGTACTGCGTTGTGCTGTAGAATCCGCATCATCCAACAGTGCTTTACCTGCTGCTGTCAGGTCATAAACTGCAGCCGTACCAGAACCAGTAAACTGGATACCTTTATCTGCTGCAGAAGTTAGACCAGCTATTGCCTGCAACTCAGCATCCAAACGTGCATTGGCTACAGTGCCAGATAACTGAGCAGCGTCTATTGTCTTGTTAGTAAGCGTCTGGGTTGCTGTCGTACCTACAATCTCCTGATTACCACCAGCAGGTAGGGTGAGAGTGTTTGTTACAGCAGCAGAGTGGGGTTGCGCTATAACTGTCTGTCCGTGCGAGTTAGACTCACAGTTAAACACTACAGCACCCGGATTGGTGTTACCTCTAACAACAACCGTTCCTGTGCCGTGAGGCGCAAGGTCTAGGGTAGCGTTTGATGTGGTAACAATGTCGTTGCCGTTAGTATCTAAGTCACCGCCAAGCTGTGGGGTAGTGTCCCCGACAATATCGGTTAGTCCACCACTAGCTGCTACAAGGTTAGTAATGGCTACTTTACGTAGTGCTGTCGCTGAGGCATCATATATAAGAGCAAAGTCGTTAGTTGTGTCTACTGATGTTTCTGCAGTCTGTCCAGTAATTACTGTAGCATCTACATTTAAAGTAGCAGAACCAGACGTTGCACCGCCTGACAGACCATCACCAGCAACTACGGCTGTAATATCACCAGTAGGAACAGTAGCAACCTGTGCATCAACATACGCTTTAATAGACTGTTGCGTTGCTAGTTGTGTAGCACTGTCTGAAGCCATGTTATCTTCGTCCAGCACAGCAGTACCGCTTACTGCAGTATTTAGTACAGGAGAAGTTAGTGTTTTGTTAGTCAGCGTTTGTGAGCCTGTAAGAGTGGTGACAGTGCTATCTATTGCAAAGGTTACATCATTACTAGAACCAGTAGTGTCAATGCCTGTGCCGCCTGTAAACGTCATTGTTTCACTATCTAAATCAATAGACAGTGCGCCACCTGAATCAGCCTGAAAATCTAAGTCTTGGGCAGTAACTTGAGAGTCTACGTAGGCTTTAATTGACTGCTGTGTTGCCAACTGAGTATCACTATCAGATGACATATTGTCTTCATCAAGAATAGCCGTGCCACTGACACTTGTATTTAGTACAGGACTTGTGAGTGTTTTATTTGTGAGGGTTTGCGTACCTGCAAGAGTAGTAACTGTGCTGTCAATAGCAATAGTAAGAGTTTGACCAGAACCACTTGTGTCAACACCTGTACCACCAGCAATAGTGAATGTTTGGCTGTCAAGGTCTACAGACAATGCACCGCCTGAGTCACCTTGGAAGTCCAAGTCCTCTGCAGTTAATTGAGTATCTACATATGCCTTGATAGACTGTTGTGTAGCTAAAGCAGTAGCACTGTTAGAAGACATATTGTCTTCATCAAGGATGTCAGTAACAGTTGTTGTAGGCATAGCTAGACCGTCAACGGTAGCTGTGCCATCTAAATATAAATCTTTAAACTGTAAGCTGCTTGTACCTAAATCTACATCATTAGTAGTAACGGGAACAATAAGACCATCTTGAAAACGTACCTGTTCTACTGTGCTGCTGGATACATCTACAAACACACCAACACGGTTATTAGTATCGTCTACAACAACTTTGTTAAGTGGGGTAGCAACACCGGGGTCTCCGATTAAACCGATAACCGGGCCTTCACCCACAGTACCGTTATGCTTGTGACCAGTAGATATATCAAAGACGCTGACAAGTTGATTGAACTCATCATTACTGTCTGATGCTTGGATAATATCACCATTAGCATACGTAGACTGTCTGGTATAACCTGCCATGCTTTATCTCCTAGCCCCTACTGCAAACTCTAGCTGAAAACCTTTAAGTGCGTATGGGGCAGATGTTCCTCTATCATTAACTCGTATAGCCATACTAAATCC